TGGTCCAACAGGCCCGACTGGCCCTCAAGGTGATGCCTCGACTGTGACTGGTCCAACAGGCCCGACTGGGGCTACGGGTGGGATTGGTCCAACAGGCCCGACTGGTCCTCAAGGTGATGCCTCGACTGTGGCTGGTCCAACAGGCCCGACTGGGGCTACTGGTGGGACTGGGGCTACAGGCCCAACAGGCCCAACAGGCCCAACAGGTCCAGCTTCGACAGGTAAACACACAATCTGGGTCGCCGCAGCGGGGATGAAACCAGCTACTACCTCAGGATCTGCTGTTGGGACAATAGAAACTACAACTAATAAGGTTAATGTTGATACATTAGACTTTGATGCTACTGCTGACGAGTATGCTCATTTTAATATGGCCCTCCCTAAATCGTGGGACGAGGGTACAATAACATATCAAGTTTATTGGGCTTCATCTGCCACTGATACTGATGGTGTAGCTTGGGGTTTACAGGCTGTAGCTATTTCTGATAACGAAACACTGGACGTTGCTTATGGAACAGCTGTGGTTGTTACAGATGATGCACAATCTGCTGCGGATGAAGTTTATGTTACTGCTGAAAGTTCTTCTGTCACAATTGCTGGAACACCAGCCGCTGGGGATCTAATTGCATTTAGACTTTTCAGGGATGTATCTGATGCAAATGATGATATGACTGAGGATGCTAAATTAATTGGTGTAAAACTATTTATAACTACAGATGCCGCTGAGGATACTTAATGTTATATAATCAATATGGTTACCCATTAAGACGTAATCCAGCATTCACTCCACCAGCGGGTGGCAGCGGTCTACAGGCGGATGTACCATCAACATGTTTCGTCCTAGAAGCATCTAATATAGATAGCACAGATGGATCAAGCCAAACGTGGTCTAACGTTATTACATCTCCTGCTGATGGGTCAGCACAAACTGATTTTGATATGTACCGTGGGGCTACTTCTTCTGCTACAACAGATGACCCCACTTTTACAGGTACAGCTGGAGTGCCGGGGGCTTATTGGTTACTAGACGGGGGCGATGTATTTACTAGTATAACGGCAACCCCCCCGGGTTTTTTAGCTGATATACATAAAACCACTGGTGGTACTGCGTGGTGGGTGGCTTTCGCGGGAAGAATACCAAATGCCTCAACTAAGTGTATATGGAGTACCCAAAATACTGCCGCTGCTGCGGGTTATCGTTGTCAGTCAGGATCAACTGAGAATATACAGCTTTTTCAACATAGTGGAACTGACCCTCGTAGTATCAATACTGCCTACACACATGGGTCTGATACAGATTTTATCGTAATAATTTCTGGACAGGCTGGAGGAGGGGTTACCCGATACTGGGGTAATACTCGTACAAATTCTACAGTTACCTTAACATTTGCCACAGCCTCAACCGATCCCGGGGGTAAATTTACATTAGGGGGGATTAGTCCCACCGCTACGAGACTACCCAACACTTCTAGAATTTACGGTTTAATCGGGGGTAATGATTATATTGATGACACAGCAGCGGGGTATATTTTTGATTATATGAATACCTCTGTTGGGGTTACTTTTGCTTAATTAATTGGGAGATTAATATGAAGATAGCAGTTTATACGATTATGAAAAACGAGAGTAAAGAGTTTTTCAACAGGTGGTTAGAGTCTTGCAAAGACGCTGATTATATTATTGTCTGTGACACAGGCACACAACTAACCAATCTCGAACACGCACAGTTTCATGGCCCGTCATACGATAGGGATTATAAACTTTATAATATCTCAATCAACCCTTGGAGATTTGATGACGCCAGAAACGCATCACTCGCATTAATTCCTGCCGACGCAGATATTTGTATTTGCTTGGATGTTGATGAGGTTATGCGCCCGGGCTGGAGAGAAAAGATAGAGGCACTCTACACACTTCATCCTGATGTTACACGCATCCGGTATCAGTACATCTGGTCATGGAATAACAACGGCACACCCGGGTTGACTTACTACGGGGATAAGATACACACCAAAACTGGTTACAGATGGAAGAACCCAGTTCATGAATGTTTGATTACCGATAGGATAAAACAGGTTGAGCACTATATTGATGAGGTTCTCATTGAGCACCACCCAGACAATTCAAAGTCTAGGTCGCATTACTTCCCTTTAATGAAACTCGCTATTGAAGAAAACCCTAATGACGATCGTATGCGTCATTATTATGCAAGAGAACTTTTATACTATGGGGAATACCAAGAGGCTATAAAACAATTCAAACACCACATAAATATGCCAGAAGCCACTTGGGATAGTGAAAGGGCTGCCTCTTGGAGATACCTCGGTGATTGTTACTGGGCTATTGGACTTCACAATCATACAGCCATTGACTGTTTCTACGAAGCAGCCAAACTCTGCCCCAATGAGAGGGAAGGTTGGGTATCCGCTGCCCAAGCGCATAGGTATTTGAAAGAGTGGGATAAGTGTTTATCTTGTTGTGACAAGGCCTTAGCTATAACAGAAAGACCAAAGAGTTATATCAATTCTGCTATAGCTTGGTCAGATTGGCCACTCAAGATGCTGGATGAAGCCACTAAGGAATTAAATCTATTGCATAAAAAAGAGTAGGGTAGTAAACTAATTCTTGATACAGAACTCAGATTTAGGTATATTTAAAAAATGAGCAAGCGCGTCGAAATTACACCAGAGATTCAAGCTACTATCCGTCGAGCCCTTGGGGACGCGGAAGTTGATACGTCCAAATTCGCGGTGTACGAGGCAAAGTCCCTTAGCACAGAACCCTTAAGTAAGGGGGGCTTCTTCAATAAAGCCCGGATTTCTGCCTCAACAATAGCTGAAATGGGTACCTTCCTCAATAGCGAAGCTGGGGCGATCCCCCTCCATATTATGCATAATGACCGTGTCCTCCCCGTAGGTCGGGTGTTTAACGCCAAAACAATGAATATGCCTAATGGTGAAGTTGAGTTGCGTAGCCAATTCCTTATCCCACTGGATAAAAAAGAAATTGTAGCTGATGTTGATAACTCGATTATCGACGAAGTAAGCGTTGGTTTACTAACAAAACACGCATTCTGCTCTGAATGTGGTTTTGATTATTACAGTGAAGACGCTGATATCACAAACTTTTTAAACCTCACTTGCGACAAGGGACACCAAATAGGTGTTGACGGAACTCATATTCGTCTTGTAGGATTAGAGGATTGGTCGGAATTGTCCCTTGTTGGACAAGGTGCCGCCAAGAATGCAAAGATTCTTCCTCGTGCTAAACAAAGCATGAGTAAGGAAATGGTAGAAAGACTTGCTGCAAGCACAACACCGCCAGAAGCTCGTATTCTTACCGCCTCTTATAAAATAGAGGATAGTTCTAAAACTTCTAAAACCCAAGGAGAGTCCGATATGGATACCAAAGAATTTGTAGCACAACTGAGTGTTACTACCTCCGAACTGGAAGCGAAGAAAATTGAACTGTCTCAGGCGACGACTACAATCGGTACCCTGAACGGTGAGATCACTTCCCTGAAAGCTGCTGCTGAGACCGCGACTGCAAAGATCGCGGAACTGGAAGCTGCTAAAGGCCAGTCCGTGAAAGAACTTGAGACACAGCTTGCTGCGTCTAAAGAAGAAATGAAAGCTGCAACTGAGAAGTTGACGCCTCATGTAAAAGCCGCGCTGGTTGCTTCCGGCGTAGCTGAGACCGAAGTACCTTCTGACCTGATCGGGCAACTGAAACTGGTAGAAGACAAAGGTCTTAAACTACATCAAGTTATTGGCGCTGGTGCCAAGACTGGTGCCAAAAACGATGTTGATGCACTTAATGCTAGTGTTGACCCTCGTAAGGAAGCTTTTAAACTGTCTGGCAAATAGGAGATTATATTATGGCAGCAATTGGTACTGTTTCCCTCCGTGGTATTGTGCACGATGAATTCCAATATACGTTTTTGGTATCATCTGCTACAGGCGAGGCCACGGAAGATGACGCTGGTATTAAAGCGGTTTCGCTTGATACTTCGGCGGCAAACACTGTAAAACTCGCAACTGATGGCGAAAAACTGCTGGGTCGTCTTGAAATCTATGAAGACCGCGTAGTTGAAGGCATCGTTACTGGTATGGTTGCACTTAAAGGTGGTATCAAGTTCTACGTGAATCCTGATGCTACTGCAAGCCCGGATGAAACACCAGCGGTTGGTGATAATCTGGTTGGTGCAGTTGACGACGCAGGAGCAGCTGGTTATGTCCGTAAGGCCACGACTGTTGAACTCCAAGCTGGTAAAGACAACTGGCTGGTCGTTGAAGTTGGTACAGACACCGCTGGCAATGACTATGCCATCGCTATTAACGTTTAAGGAGACCCACTATGGCTAACATGCGCCCACTGAGCGAACTCAAGAAACTTGATATTGACGCTCTCACCGCAAAGCTCACATCGGAGAGCAAACGCGAATCAGAGGAAGCTGGTCTTTCTTTGGCTCGTGATGCCGCCTCCTTTGGTCTTGGTGTAAAAGACTACCTGAAACTTGCAGTTGGTAAAGAAGCAGATAAAGTAAATGGCCTTAACGGCTATGAACTGGCTCTGTACAAGCTGAATCTGCCAGTACGTAACGACTTCGAAAACGGCGTGTATCTGCAAGCTGCTTCCGAAACGTTCCAAACTCACCCGGGCACTCGTGCTCTGTTCCCTGAGGTTATCGATGACGTTCTGCGTTTCGCTACCCGTCAGGATCAGATCGAGCAAGTAGGCCCACTGTTGGCGAACAGCCGTACAGTAGCTGGTGTTGAATTGCTGTCTACTGTTATCGATGATGACAGTGATGAACGCGATTCGTTCTCTGTGGCTGAAATGGGTCGGATTCCGATTCGCACCATCAAAACCAGCGAGAAGTCTGTGAAGTTCTACAAACATGGTTCTGCAATCCGTACCTCGTACGAATTCAGCCGCCGTGCTTCACTGGATCTGCTGGTTCCTCACGCTAACCGCGTGGCCCGTGAACTGGAGCGTTCTAAACTGACGGTTGCTACTGGCGTTCTGATTAACGGTGACGGTGCTTATGATGCCGCTCCATCTGTTAACCAGTCTAGCTACAACTCTGCTACAGGCTTTACAGCTACAAGCGGTAAGATCAACTGGCCACATTTCATGTACTGGCTGATCCAACGTGCAAAAGCTGGTGTTCCAATCGACACAGTTGTAATGAACTGGGATGGTTGGTTCCAATGGCTGCTGATGTTCTCCGAAGAACTGCAAGGCGCTGACAACAAGTCTTACGGTGCTCGCGCTGTTGAGAACTTGGCTGCTGCTGGTGTAGCTATGGATAAGATGCCAGCTGCTGTTAGCCTCGTAATGAACATTACTCCGGTACTGTCCAGTGCGATGCCAGCTAACAAACTGCTTGGTTTCAGCAAAGGCGACACGCTTGAAGAACTGGTAGAAGCTGGTTCTAACATTCAGGAAACTGAACGTGCGATCCTGTCCCAAACAATGACGATGGTCCGTACTGAAAACACGGGTTACCGTCTGGTCTATGGTGACACACGCTCTATCTTCGTGTTCAACGCGTAAGCTTAGTAACATAAATTCAAGGGCCCACCCGCCTATTAAGTGGGTGGGCCTTTCTAATCTAACAACCCGAGGAGCAAATAATGAAGTGCATTGTAGAGACAAAAGGTGATCTCACCTATCTGAATTCAAATGGTGATGCAATCCATCACTATCGTCCAACCGTTACCAAGATGACCTCGTTTATTGAAAATAGACTACACGAGGGTAAGCTGCGCAGTCTAGCCAGTAACCTACCTGATACAGCTGATGATGCAGTATTCTCTGCAATCTTTACGGAGCTTAAGGATAAAGAAATGGCCGTAAAGTCGTATTGTGCTATACTCGGAGTGGATACCAGTGGAGAACCTATTGAGACTGAGGAAGTGCCCCCAGAGCCCCCAAAGGCTCCTGAGCCTGTACAAGCCCCTCTGCGTACTCGTGGCTCTGCAAGGGGTCCTGAAAAGGCTCAAGATCAACCAGAGGGCTTTACGGCTCGTAATATGTCGGCAGTTGCCGAGCCAACTGTAGCACCAAACTTACTCGGAGATTAGAATGGTAAAGTACGTAGAATCAACTAAAGCCTCGAGCCACCGTATCAACTTCATTGTTGATGGGGAGTTCGTTGTACCATCAGTTGCTACGTACACATTGAGAAAGAATGACGGCACGGTAGTTAGCAGCCTTGAGGATGTAACAATAACCCTCACGGATGCTTCTACCTCTGCTGTTATCTCTGTGGCTGGGTCGGCAAATACCGCCACCCTACCCTATGAGTTAAGGTATCTAGAAGTCTCATTTACTTATGAGGGCGCAGTTTATAGATCTGATTTAGTATACAATCTGCGCACCAGTATACGCTTCCCTGTATCCCACAGCGATGTGGAGGCTGTACTTGGCACGAGTGTACCTGAGGGTTATATAGACATTCTGAGCGCCTACGATCTGGTACAATTAGACGCCCCCGAGATTAATCTAGGAAACATTCTTTCAGGCGGTACAGTTCTTTTACCAAGTCTGATTGAGGCTGTTAAGTATAAAGCAGCCCTCGACGTGGCTGTGAGCATCCAGAACTCCATGATGCAGATGGAACAAGCCGATAACACGCTTTATCGTCGCTTTGAAGAAATTGATTTTGAAGGGTTAAGAAAGCAACTTTCCTTGCGCTATAGTAATGCTCTTGATAAGCTGCTTGGTGTAACAAGCTCTAACCTGACAACTCCTCTCTATAGCACATTGGCCCAAGGTACTGACGCATTGACAGGACAATAACATGACCCCACTACTTAATGTAGGCCTGAAATTTAGAACTAAGTACAAGAAGGTAGATGGCTCCAGCTTCTACGGACAGATCCTTGAGATACCAGATACCAGTCGGGTTAGTAATTTCCTTTCTGCCAGACGCTATCTTCGTACACAGCCAACAACTAATGTTTCACCTAGGGACGTTATAGTTGTTAATGGTGTGAAGTATATAGTAGCAGAGCATGGGGATGGGTTCTACGTCGAGCCAATCTACAAACACTTCAAGTTATTCGAGGTGGATGAAACACTTGAACACTACGCAATGGTGGGTAAGAAGAACCCTGTGACTGGGGTAGAACAGTTCTCACGCGACGTATACACGGATGATGTATACCTTTCTACACAACCCCACTCATTGATTAAAGACTCAATCAATATTCCACAGACTTCAAAGACTGCCGTAGCGGATAAAGAATTAGCTGTAGATGACGTTGTAGGCCCCTATGTTGTTATTAAGGCTGATGTGGTATTGGGTATCACCTTAGTAGAATTGAAAACAGTATGAATAATGATAAAGCTATAGATAGGATTGGGTCTAAGATTGGGGGGATGATTATGGGTTCCTCTGATAAGGTTATGGAGAATCGGGTTATTAAAGTACGAAAAGAAGTTGATAGACTTCAAGATCAGTTCTTTCTCCAGTTAGCCCAGAAAACAATCGACGTTCAATCAGCCCCATCTTTAGGTGCCTTTACACCTACGTGGAAGAAGCTTGATCCTGATTATGCTAGTAGGAAGAAGAAACTTGGGAAAGGTTTTTATAACTACTCCGGTAAATTGAAACAGAGCCTTCTACGCTCTAAGGCAGTGACAGCATTTGGTAGACCCCTTGTTTCATTAGGCTCTGGAGGTAAGTTTAGAAACCAGAATGTTTATGTTCAGAATAATAGGGCTAGAACTGTAAAAGGTAAGCCTATTGCTCTCGATGCTCTTGTTAGAAATAAGAGCTTGCAGAAATCTATTATCGTTGACATCTACCCCCGATTGACAGAGAGCCTTAACAAAGGTAGGATCAATGAGGGTAAATACTTCTCTGATAAGATTGCCATTAAGATGACGAACTTTAGGGGCGGCAGAGATAGACCCATCTTAAAGAACTATATGAATTGGTGGCTTGAAGTAAAAGCCAAAGAAGCTGTTAGAAGAGGATTAAGATAATGGGAGCTTACTTTGATATCCAACAGTCGTTGCTCAAATACTGCAATGACTTTATCAGTAAAAATAATCTAACTGACTTTCAAGTATTTGACTTTGATAGCCATGGGTCTATTAATAATCTACCTGACTTCCATTTGCTTGGTATTGGGGAATTTGAAATAGAGAATGACAGCAACAAGTATTATACAACTTGCTCCATTACAGTCTGCACTAAGGCGGATGATGCAACCCTAATCAAATTACGACCAGTGATTGATCAACTATTCACAGAACTAAAACCCGGCTGTACGGACATTAAAGTGGTGAATGGTAACACGGGCAAGCTGGTTGGGAATATGGTGGTTATGGATAACGTAGCTGTACTACCTGTGGCTAGGACTGAAACTAGGCCGCTACAGATGATAGCAATTAGACTGGCTTCTTCGTTTCTTGTGCCACCTTAATCGCTTCTTTATCCTGAGTAGCCTCAGATTTTAGGCCCTTTATAATTAGGGATTCCACGACACTTGAGAATGTACGCCCCTGTATGACAGCTCTCTCGGCTAAAGCTCGGTCAAGCTGTAGATCAAGATGTAGACTTCTTTGGATTTTCTTAGGTTTTAGTATTCTCATAGAGCACCCTTTTAAATCTTTTTGCTATATTAAATGTAACATGGTATAAATATATAGTCAACCTTTGTTGGGTTGAATCAATTTTAGGAGAATTAAAATGGCTGGTTTAGCAAACACAAACGACTTCATGCTTGGTACCGCAACGGTTATGATTGGCCCAGTTGCTGACTTGTATGACTTGAACCCAACCGAACACTCGATTGGTCTAGTAAAGAACTTCACTGCCACCTCTGAGCCAGCCTATACGGAACTGACCCAAGGTGTTAAGAACACAATCGTTTATTCGATTATGACTTCTAACCCTGTGCGATGCACAATGGAAGCCTATGAATTTACAGCGAAAAACCTCGCGTACGCTCTGGGCCTTGATGGTGCTGATACGCTAACTGAGAATACGGTTGAGACGGCTGTAAACGGTGCAGTTGATGGTGGTTCCCCAACCGCTCTCGAAGTCACTGTTGATAGCGCAACAGGTATTACTGAGGGTAAATACATAATGATCATCAATGATAATGAAGATGATTTCATTGTGCGTAAGGTTGTTTCGGTTCTGAGCAATACCATTACAGTAGACCGTGGTCTGCCGGATATCGCTGACAACGCCGTTGTTAAAGTGGTACATGGTGTGGGTATTGGTTCTAAAGACGACCAACCGTTCTTCGCTGCTAAAATCGCTGGTAAACTGGCTAACGGTGATGAAGTCGTTATGATGATCCCGAAACTGCGTGTTATCCGTGGTTTTAACCTCGCCTTTACAACTGACGACTATGCGAACCTCCCACTGGAATTCACGGTCTATGACCTTGTTTCTACGGATACGTTCTATGCTGACTTTAACGGCAACCAAGCTTTGCTGTTTAAGAAATAAGTAATCGCGCATAATAATCTTAGCTCCCGAAGATTATTCTTGCAGCGTCGGTCATCCCCTAGTAATATAGGGGGTGACCGTTTTATTTCGGTAGTTTAAACCATTGGGAGCCTAAAATGAATCAACCTATTGATAATACTGAACAAAAGGCTGTAAAGCCTAT